ACGGCGGTCTGCTCGGAATCGCGTATTCCGATTGCGGGTTGGCACGGGTCCGCAGACCGGGGCCAAACAGGTGCGCGCTGTCGCGGCGTCTCTCGACGGGGCTAGGCGCGGCTTAAAGGTCGGCGGCGCTCACCCTCATAGAGAGCGACGAGCCGCGAATTTCAATTGCCGGGATCGCGTTGTCCCAAATCACAACAATTTCGATGTCGGGGATCGATCCGAGGTCTTTTGCAAGCTGGCTGAGGCAAACGGCCATGTCGTAGGCCGCTGTCTTGACGTGATCTTCGGTAGATTTCACGCAGCCGAGATAGCTCCACTTCATGGCGCGTACCACAAGCTGAAATCGGTACGGCTGCCGTAGAGCTTCGTGTCACTCTGGTAATCGGACACGGGCGCGCCGAGCGCATAGGCTTTCAGCGAGCCAGTCAGCGCGATGCGGACCTGCCGCATGACGCTGGACGCTTCAAGGCGCGTCTTGGACCACACCCACACTTGGATGCGGGCGTTGTCGAGGTTCGGATCGGTGCATTCCAGCGGGTTGATGACATCGCCGCCGACCTGCTGATAGACGATGCACGGGAACGTGGGGTTGTCTGGTGGCGTATCGGGATACACACGCCCGCCCGCGACCGACGCCAGCGCCGTCTTGATGCTGGCCTCAATCCCCACTCTCGTTCTCCGTGAGCAATTCCGGCAGGCGCTGCTTGCCGCGCTCAATCATGGCCTGCACGGCGCGCTCCTTCGCCATGTCATAGGCCGGGCGAAGGAAGGCGTGGGCAGGCACCCAAACCGGCTCAGGCAGTCGCGTGTGAGTGAATCGCCAAGTGCCATCTGGCAATTTGACGACCTCATTAACGCGCCAGTGACCGAACTCGACCAGATGCCCGTGCGGAGCCTTCAGGTGATTCCAGCTCACCGAATAGACCTGCCGCGACTCGTCCGACAACGCGTCCTTGTAGGCGAGGTAGATCGCGTCCTTCAGCACGCCCTCGTCCACCGGGGCCAGTAACTTGGCCTCGTCGCGCAGCACTTCGCCACCGGCCACGCACATGGAGCGGGCCAGGCTGACGCGCTTCTCTCCGGCTAGACCATCCAGCGCCTTCGTCCAGCCGGACACATCGAGTTGCGCCTTAACCGTCATTGCCGCCCACCGCGCAGATTAGGTCCGTCCACTCCTTGCGGGCGTGGTCGTGCCGCACCTGCTTCACGTCGTAGTTCTGGCCGCCGTACACCACGCGCTTGGCGGCATCCACGTCCGTGCGATACCGGATGCGGAAGCTGTAGGCGTTGATCTCCACGCCATCCAGCGATGCCTTGATGGTGTTCAGGCCGTTTGCGCCGCGAATGTCCGCCCACACGCTCGCGAGATCGGTCCACGTCTGCACCGGCTGGCCGGCGTCGTCCGTGCCGCTGTCGCGCGTTTGCAGCAGGATGAGATTGCGGAGCGTGCCAGCTTTCATACGCCGTAATTCACCCGATTCAGGGCCAAAAGCCTCGAAACGGTCGGGTTTGCGCTCAAAATCTCGGTCGAAGTCGCCTCTGTATTGGCGTATAGGTCGGCCACGATCAGCAAAATGGCCTGTTTCAGCGCCACGGGGATGTTCGTAGGCGAAACAGTGAAAGAAAACGACGGATTGATGCCGAAATCCGGCAATTCGAGCGTCACTTGCGCCCGATCCGCGTCCAGCGAGTAGTCGGCAGCGTCCATCGTCTGCCGAGCACCGTCCGCATCCTCATAGGACACGGCCGTAAGTGTCGCCACGGGCCACAACGGAAGTCGCATGACCTCCGCCATCGCGTCCGTGGAGGCCCAGCGATAGGCCGCCGCCGCCAAGGCGCGACCCGTTTCCAGTTCCACCGCCTCGCGGGCGGCGGTGATCAGCGCGCCAATCATGGTGTCGTTGGCCGTGCCGGTTTCGCGCAACTGTGCCTTGGCTTCCGTCAGCGTCACCGGCTCGACGGTCGCGGCGGTGGTGACGATCAGCATTTAGCGGCCCTTGCGCTTGCGAGGTTTGGGTTCTTCCGCGACGGACGCGGGCGTTTCGACGTACTTGGCGCAGCGGGCCTCGTCCACCAGATGCTTCGCCATCTCGACGGACACGCGGGCGGTGTCGCCCGGTTCGAAATTGCCGATGGCGGAACAGCAGCCAAAGACGGTGAACTTCACTTGGACTTGCATCCTGCCTCCAAAAAAGCGGGCCAGCCCGAAGGCCAGCCCGCCAATACCGCTTAGGCCGGGGTCAGGTCGCCGGCACGCACCGCAGCCGGGACTTCCGTGGCGAGAGCGAGACGACGCTCGGCGCGGATCGTCACCAGGTTCTTGGTGAAGTTGTCCGAGTCGCTGTCCGACAGTTCGACCACGACGCCCTGACGGTTGTAGACCGTGTACGCCTGGCGGAACGCGCCCACCGCGATCATGTCGGCGGTCATACCGATCGACTGCACAACCGGGAGGCCCCACAGGCGCGGGTTGCCGGCCTCGTCGTACTTGAACAACACCTGGCCTGCCGAGGTGGTCAGCAGGTCAAGTTCGATGGTCGCCCAATCCGCCGGGTTCAGCAGGATCGCATCGGCCGGATAGCCCGCAACATGAAGGTCGGCCATGATCTTGCGGATCAGGGCCAGCTTCTTCAGCGTGGTGCCAAGGTTGGCGTCAGCGTAGCCGTGCGCGGTGAAGTTGCCCGTATCGAGGATGCCCGAGATGTTCGGCGCGGTGCCGTCCCCCGACACAAGCTGCGTCTCGACCTTGCGGTTCACGCCGTACACCATGCGCTGGTTCACGTAAGCCGCCAGCGCGGTGTTATCCGCCGCGAGCTGCTTCGAGATCTTGATCCAGTGGGCCACGGTGCTGATCGGCATGTTCACCAGCGACCAGGTGAGCGCCGACTCCGGCTTTGCCGCGCCTTCCGCTGTTTCCGCCGCCGAGTTGGTGAAGGAGGCTTCCTTCGTGAACTCGATGGCATTGGAGCTGGTCGTCAGCGACGGCAGGAACGCTTCCATCGTGAGCGGCTGGAACGCACCCGGCACGATGCCCGGCTTGCGATCCGGCGCGACGTTGGTGTCCGAGCCGGTCATGGTGTTCTTGACTTCGATGCGGCACTTGGCGGTCTCGCCACGCTGGAACGACTCCAGCGCCTTCGACTTGACGACCTGCGCGCCCCACGACTCGTCGGCCTTGTCAGCGTCGGCATTCGCCAGGCCGCGCTGCTCGATCTGCACGAGGCGGTCGGCCAGCTCGCGCTGGGTCACGCCGAGGTTCTCGATGGCGCGCTGCGTCTCCTCGGACGCCTTGCCGTTGGCCTTGGCTTCCGCCTCGGCCTTGGCCGACATCTGCTCAAGGCTCTTTTCCACACCTTCAACGGCGCGGAGAATCTTCTCGACTTCCATTTTTCACTCTCCAGAAATGCAAAAACCGCCTTTCGGCGGTTCGGGATGGGTATTGCGGGATGCGCGCTTAGGTGCCGGCGAGCCGCTTCAAGCGGGCTTCGATTTCGGCGAGGGCTTTCGCCTCGGCGGTCAGTTCGTCGGGATCTCCCTCGACGCCAAACACGGCACGGGCGCGGGCGACCAGCGCAACGGCCGCCCCTTTGCTGAAGCTGCCTGCATCCCGCAGGAAGCGTTCAAGATCTCGGATCGTTTCGATCTCCTCGATGGCGTCCGTAAACTCCGCGCCCTTCACGCTCGACGTATCGACGCGCGCGGCCGAGTCGGCAGGGAACGCGACCGGGGAGATTTCCATCAGGCTCGACCACTTGCGGATGACGCGCCCGCCTTCCGTATCCTCGTAGTCGCCTTTCTTGAGGTAGCCACCGATGGACAGGCCATCGAGCGTGCCGTGCTTCATCGCCGCGCGGACATCCGCCGAGAGCGTCAGGCCGGGGGTCAGTTCGCCTTTCACCAGCAACCCATGGTCGTCCTCTTTCACGCTGGTCCATTTGCCAATCGGCATGGTCCACTCGTGGTTGAAGAACATCTTCGGCTTGCCGTTATTCCGCAGCGTGGACTCGAACGCTCCCTTGACGATGGTGTCGCCATACGAATCCACGCCGCCAAAGACCGAGGCATATCCGGTAAACGTGCCGGTTTCCCCTTCGACCTTCAGGTCAACATCAGTTAGCGATAGGGTCTTTCGCAGCAGCATTGCCGGCTCCGGGTGGTGTTTTGCCCATCATGTCGAGGGGGACGAGGTTGGATTGCGCCGTGAGCTTGTCGCTGCCCGGAATCGGCGGCAGGTTTTCCAGTTGCCGGCACTCGGCGCGCGTGGCGATGCCGTTCTGTACGAGCTGCGCATACAGCTCGGCCCGGTCCTTCGGATTGGCCCGCAGCAGGGCGTCCGGCTCCAACTCCGCCACGAGCGTTACGCGCTGCCGTGGCGTCATCACGCGCTTCCGCACGGCCTGCTGGATGTTCACCAGGATCGGGTTCAGGGCTGTCTTGTAAAACCCATCCACGATCTGCTCAACGCCACTGCCCCACGTCGTCACGTTGGAGTGGTAGACCATGACGGGCGGCACATCGAACCAGCGGCAGAACTCCTCGACACTGAACTGCCGCGACTCCAGAAGCTGCTGGTCCTCGGGCGAGATCGAGAGTTGCTGGTACGTCATTCCCGCCTCCAGCACCGCGAGGCGGGCCATGCTGCCCGTCACGAGGCCGGAGAGGCTGTCGCGGATCTGGTTGCGCTGCTCAGTCGTCAGCACCTTGTCGATCATCAGCACGCCGGTCGGCTTGCCGCCGTTGCCGAACACTTTGGTCGCGCTGGTCTGCGCCTTGGCGGCCTCGTCCGTCGAGGCGCGCATGAACTCCAGCTTGGCGAAGCCGGTGGTTCCGTTGCCGAGGTTCTTCAGGTGGAGGACGTTCTCCTCCGAAAGCACCGCCACGTCCTCGCCAATCCGGTACTCATAGACCATCGTCCCGTCTTTCAGGACGTAGGTCGTGACCTGATCGGCTGGCATCGGCCACAGCGCGACGGCCTCGCCGTTCGCATCACGATCGATGCGGGCGTAGGCGTTGCCCCGCAAGTCATGGTTCAGCATCATCGCCCGCCAGAACTCGAACGGGGTCATCCGCCGATTCGGGCTGTCGTGCAGAAGCGAATACAAGCGCGAATTGCGCGCCAGCACCTTCTCGCCGTTCTGCTGCTCGTACACGAAGAACGGCAGGCTGGCGACAATGTTGGCGCGCTTCTCCACACACGCCCACACCGTACTGATCTGGAGCGCACCATCGGGGCCGATGTTCGCCACGCCGTCCACCAGCGCGGTGGTGGGGGCGGCGAATTGCGCTCCGGTGCTCTCACCAAGCGCCCCGCCGAACCCCAGCCAGCGGCCTACCGTTTGCAGAAAACTCATCAGGCCACCAGGGGATTAGATAGGAAGTCACCGATGTCGGCTTCTTGCACGGCCGCCGCCGCCTTGCCCATCGCCATTGCGAGCGCCACCAGACCGTCAATGCGGCCGGTCGCCTTTGATTTGTCCAACTTGCGGTTGCCGGCTGGATCGTTCACCGCGATTGCATTGGCCGCATTCCACCGCAGGATCGGGTGCCCACCATGCCGAAGCCGGCCGTTGATCAGCTCTGTTTCCAAGGCTTCCAGTGCAGGACTCATGTCCTTGAAGCCCTGCCCGAACGGCTCCATCGGCAGCTCGCGGTTGACGCGCTTCAATTCCGCCAGCAGCACGTCGATGCGCCAGCGGTCAAACGCGATCGCCTGCACCGGATAGGTGTCGCAGAGGTCTAGCAACCGTTCTGCGACCCATTGGTATTCCACCGACGCGCCGGGCGTCAGATGCAACGTGCCGTCACTCGCCCACACGTCATAGGGCGCACGATCGCGCGAGGCGCGGTCCCGCACACCCACTTCCGGGGCGAAGAACTCCGGGCGGCAATGCCACAATCCCGACGCATCCTTGGCGATCAGCACTAAAGCCGTCAGGTCGTTGCGCGCCGACAGGTCGAGGCCGATGAAGCACGGCCCCGCGCGGAACGCATCCTCGTCCGGCTCGCCACCGCAGGAGTCCCACACGGAGCGGGACACGAACGGGTTATGGACCGTGACGCGCTGGTTGAGGATCAGGTTCCGGTATGCAGATTCACGCGATGGCATCCGCCGCGCGGTTTCCGCCTGCCGCCTGCACTCATCGGCATTGAGGAAGTCGCCAAAGGCCGGGTTGGCGGCCTTGATGGCTTCCTCGGAAAACGGGTCCAGATCATCGGGGGCCGTATAGAGCGCCACCTTGATGGTCGGATCTTCGCCCTTGAGGGCGTCGTCAATCAGAATTGACAACAGGTCCGCGTCAGTCGGAGCCTGCGTCGAAATGATGATGGACAGCGGGTTTTCGTGAGCGCCCTGCGCCGTGTCAATGGCCTCGTAGAAGTCGTCCCGAGGGCCGCGCACCTGTCCCAGCTCGTCGTGGATCGCCAGCGCGGGGGAGCGGCCAAGGTTGGTCGCGGCATCCGCCGAGAGCGCCTTGTACGTCGTGCCCAGCTCAGGACACAGCAGCTCCTTCGCCGTGTCGCGGATCAGCACCGCTTGCGACAGGTCCGGCGACAACCGCGCGCACTTGCTCGCGTACCGGAACACCATCGCCGCCTGGTCCCGCGAGCGGGCACCAGAGACGACCTCCGAATTGGGCACTGCCTCCGGGCCGCAGGTATGCAGCAGCACCAGAAACGCGATCAGCGCCGTCTTGCCGTTCTTGCGGCCGAACGAGACGATCAGCAGGCGCGTGGGCGAGTCATACAGCTTCCGCAATTCCCGCCGCTGCCACTCGCGCAGCTTGACGGGCTTGCCTACCAGCTTGCCCTCGGGCACGCGGCAATACGCCTCGATCCACGCGACGTTCCGCTCGGCGCGGGTTAGCTGCTTTGACCGAACTGCCACGGCTTCGCGCCGGCCTTCTTGTCAGCCGTCGCCGCAGCCTGCGGGGTGTACCGGCTCTGCTGCGTCAGGCGTAGCTTTGTCGCAATCGACGTGGCACGCTTGGCTTCCGTGTCACGCATCTTGAGCAGGTCTTTCAGGCTGTGATCCGCCGCACCCGCCAGCGTCGCCTCGATCTCCAAGGCCAAGCGGTTGCCCATGTCCACCGCGCGGACGTACTCAGCCAGAAGTGGCGCATTGTCCGCAGCGAACCAATCCACCGGCTTGCCCGCGACAATCTCCACCCACAGCCGCGCCTGCGATTCCGTCAGTCCTTCGGGCGGCTCCATCCGCTGCGGCAGCGAAGTCGCCACAACAGACAGGGCAGCCGACGATTTGCGGCCCCTGCCTTCCATACGTTTTCCGTTAATTCCGTATTGGTTTTGTTACGGTTAATCGCAGCAAGGG